TTATTACATACCTGGCGACAGATTGGATGCTATACGGTGGTTGCACGTACGAGGTGATTCGCAATCTCAAGGGGGATATTTCAGAACTCTACTACATTGACTTTCGTTACATCCGTACCGATAAAAAGAATGAGACTTTCTGGTATTCCGAGGATTACGGAAAACGTTACATTAGGTCATCAAAAACAATTGTTTATCCTAAGTTTGTACCAGGCGGTGATGTACCAGCTTCGATTGTTTATATTAAAAACACCACTTCAACACCCTACCCCATACCTCGTTACTCTGGTGCAATCAAGGCATGCGAAATTGAACGCCACATTGATGAAATGCACCTGAACGGGATTTCCAATGGTTTTCTCCCGAGTTTTATGATTAATTTCAACAATGGCATTCCCACCGACGAACAAAAAGAGGAAATCGAGAAATCCGTTACAGAAAAATTCTGTGGCAGTGAAAACGCGGGCCGCGTGCTTTTAAATTTCTCGAATGGTAAGGAAAACCAGGCTGAAATCCAGGCTGTTGAAATGACGGATTTTGGTGATAAGTACCAAGCCGCCGCTAAACGTTCAAGGGAAATGATTTACACAGCATTCGCTGCAAATCCTTGTTTATTCGGTCTAAATACTGAGGCTAACGGATTCTCTGAAATTGAATTTGTGGAGGCTTTTAAACTTTACAATCAAACTATAATTCGTGCAATACAAAGGAAATTTGGGGATAGCCTTGACAGGGTGTTCAACCGCAAGGGCGCCGTTACATTTAAGCCTTTTACTCTTGAAAAGAAAGACGAAGATAATCAAATAGAAACAGTCAACTAATGATATACTTAGAAAACGACAGCACTTTTGCCCAGAGGATTTATATTCCGAGGGGTGATGAAGCAATTCCTGATGTTACCGGTCATACGTTTGCTTTACAATCAAAAGACTATCGTATAACCGAGAACGGGACCACTCGTATACATCCTGACGGTGGGTTTGATGGAATTTCGGCTGGTACTATTGGCGTCTATGTCAGCGCGGCTACTGGCGTAACATTCCAACACCTCACAGTAGAGGAAAACGGGCTTTACGTACCGAGTGACGATAATGTGTATACAGGTGTAACGGTTAATGTAGATACCACACCAGCCTACAACTCGGGTTATACTGAGGGTTATAGTGATGGTTACGACACCGGTTATACTGAGGGATATGCAACGGGCTACACTGAAGGAGAAACCGCCGGATACGGTAATGGCTACCAGCGCGGTTTGGTTGATGGTGGAGAGACTGGCTATACCTCAGGCTATACCGTAGGATACGCTGAAGGGTATGCTACCGGCTACACATCCGGGGAAACACATCAGAAATCCCTTTTATCAACGGCAACTATTACTGAGAACGGAACTACCACCTACGAAAATGGTGTCAGCGCTGTAACAGTTGATGTCACCACGGGTGGTACTGGCGTGCTTACCTCAGCGACATTCACTCAAAATGGAACAATGCTGCCGCCTGAAGGGTATGACGGCTGGTCAGCGGTTACAGTTAACGTCCCGAATGACTATGCTGAGGGGTATGACGATGGTATTGCTTACCAAAAATCGTTATTGGCTTCCACGGCAATCACTTCAAATGGTGAATTTACCTCTGAAAACGGTTGGTCATCTATCACGATAAATGTCCCCTCCTCAGGGTATACGGAAGATGACCTGGAGGAAGCGTATTCAAGCGGCTACACGCAGGGTTACAAGGAAGGAAGTGGTGATGTTGCAGATATGTATCTTACAATAAGGGTGCTTACCGGTGGAACGATTACATTTGATTTTACAGGTTACCCCGTCCAGGCTAAAATCGACAACCAGCAATGGTTCAATATCACCAGTACCACACTTACTTTTACTGAGGGAACGGAAATAAAACTCAAAGGCTCCAACACCACCTACGGTGACGCATCTCATATTTACAGCACAGATAACTGTCGTTGGGAAGTTTTGGGCAACATTATGTCCTTATTTTATGATGACAACTTCTCAGGACAGACCGAATTCCCTTCAACCGCAAGCACACTAGGAAGATTCTTTACAGGACCTAACAATAGTACTAACTGGGGTCCCGTTTCAGCAAAATCCTTACTCCTCCCCGCTGATGTGCTTACGGAGGGTTGCTATGGGATGATGTTCTTTGATTGTGAATCTCTAACCAAAGGACCGGCATTGAATGCAAGCACGCTTGCCCCTTACTGCTATTTTAGAATGTTTGAGCGCACTATACTATCCGAGCCTATAATGCTACCGGCAACAAAGATGGAACCTTACTGTTACGCATATATGTTTGGTGCTACACCCCTGCCACGTCATTATCCGCTTCCCGCTGTTGCCCTGGCTGAAAGTTGTTATCAATATATGTTCCACGACTGTCTATTCAACTTACACCACGCACCGTATCTACCAGCCACGGATATTCCCCGATACGCGTATTATGGAATGTATGGCCACAGCGGTTTGTATGAAATGGCTGAGATGCCCACGTTGAATACCGTTGAAAATTACGGTTGTGCATATATGTATCATCGTTGTCCTGATTTGACTGGCGTTTCTGAAACTATCGAGGTGACAACCATCAGAGATAATGGTATGCAGAATATGTTTGCAGATTGTGATACGTTGACAGACGCTTCATCCCTTGCAGTTCAAAACATTGGAAATTACGGTTGCGCATCCATGTATTCAGGATGCGTCAGCCTTACGGGTGTACCTGAAACATACGAGGTGAGAACCATTGGTTGGTGTGGCATGGAGTCTATGTTCAGCGGTTGCCTGGCACTCGGAGTCTCATCCTCAATTTCCGCTGACACTATAGGAACGGAAGGCTGCGCCAGCATGTATAACGGTTGTACAAACCTCCATAACGACGGTACCGGAACGGGCGATACATACCATAATACTTACATAAAGGCAAATAACATCGGACCTTACGCGTTCCGTTCAATGTTTGAAGGCACGGCTTTGTATGTGACACCACAGATTCTCACACCGATATCGGAAGGTTGTTACAAGTGGATGTTCGCCCAGATTCCAAGCAACTTCGATTGGTACAACAATAGAAATCAACTTACAGCAACAACGCTTGCTCCTTACTGCTATGAAGGAATGTTCGCTGATTCAGACTTCTCGGCAGCCGAGATAACGCTACCAGCAACGACATTGGCACAGGGTTGCTACAAGCGTATGTTTGCAAGTATAGGCTACCCTGGCTTTACCAAAGTCACCCTTCCTGCAACGGTGCTTGCAGATAACTGTTATCAGGAAATGTTTGACGATAGTAGGTTCATCGACCAAATCATCTGCGCCGCCGAGGATATCTCAGCTCAGGATTGTACCACGAACTGGACCAGAGGTGTCGCTTCGTCAGGTACCTTCAAGAAATCAGCTACGATGACACTGTGGACAACCGGAGATAACGGAATACCTGCAAATTGGAATGTGACAGATATTTAAAAAAGTTTGATATTTTCAAATAAAAAACATATATTTGATTACAGAGGTTTTCTTTTTCAATTTTGTCGTAAAACGTCGGGTTGCGGTTTATGTTTTAGGCATTCTCTTTTCGTCCCAGGGTTGCCGACGTCCCTGGATTAACATAGCCAGTGAGGGGTGATACCCGACTCTGGCACCACATCACTTAATGTGACTAACTTTTGTCTTGCTGCCACCCCGGGCGTGATGCTCCGGGTGGTTTTTTTAATTCCCAGTAATCCTAAAACTATACTTACTTAAAAACTGATGATGACAAACGTTTTATTTATATCTGAAGATATGCTCCGTAGCAATACGGAACTTTCAAATAATCTATGGTCCAAGTCACTACTACCAGCAATCAGGACCGCCCAGGATTTATACCTCCAGGAGTACCTTGGAAGTTGTTTGTATAACAAAATCACCGAACTTATCAGTACCAACACCATTTCAGAAGAGGAAAACGTCCAATACAAGGACCTCCTTGATGAATATATTACACCTTATCTGATAGAGAGGGTGGTTGCGGACGTCATCCCTATAGTGGGTAGCAAAATCGTCAACCTGGGGGTAATGAAATCCTCAGATGAACACGTCCAGAACATCGGCGCCGGTGAGGTGGATAGATTGGTGCAGTTGCATGTCATCAAGGCTGACCACTACGCAAAGCGCATGCAGCATTTTCTTAATGAGAACCGTGAGGCGTTTCCGGAGTTGAACACCTGCGGTTGCGGGGATATCAAACCCACATTGGATTCAGCCGCAGACTGTTCCATTTATCTCGGTGGTGTCAGGGGCAGGCGTATCTAACACCCATTTCTTGAGAGCCCCAGTATCCCTACGTGCGAGTACTATTTCAAGTGACCCGCACGTTTTTTTTAGTACCTGGTAGAGAAGTTCACCGAATGGCTGGATTTCCTTCAATGTCTCTTTCCATGACAAAGGTGCAGTATTGCGTTTCAGATATACTTGGAATTCTATTGTTTGGTATTTGGGAATGTATTCGTTCGGTTCAGGGGCATCCCAAATGAATATCTTGTTTTTATCGTTGTACGTTGTTTGATTGGTGAGCCAGGTGTTAACGGTTTTGACTATCGTAGCCTTCAACTCCTTCATCTTGTCCCAATCATCTACTGGCCGGAACGTGAATAATACACTTACGATGATATTGTTAATTTGAAGCCGATTTAAAGTCTCATACCTTACACTTGTGCCGTTGCCGTCCTTCCAAACGTATTTTTTATTAGTGTACTTTACATCTTCACGCTTGGTGCGGCCTAACCTCTCCTGGTACTTTTGTTTATGATATTCACGGTAATCTTCTGCCATAATCAAATATACAATCTTTTTCCGAGACACCCAAATAAAGGTTTTTCTCTACTTACTTAAAAGACTATTACAATGACATTATCACAGTGCGTAGCCGCATTAAAACACATATCTCTGGCTCAGAAAAACGTACGCTCATTCGGAGAGGGTGATATATATTCGTTTATGAATGCAGACCCGGCTCTGAAGTACAGTATCGTATACCTTACACAGAACCAGCACCAGACTGACACCGAATCAGATTTTACACGGTACAGTTTCAATATTTTTTACATCGACCGCCTCACTTCGACTGACGGGGAGAATACCCTGCAAATTCAGTCCATTGGCAAGGAGGTTATTACCAATATCATCAGACTATTTTGTAAGGAATACGACGCCGAGGTGTACGGGACGATTTTCTGGCAGAGTTTCACTCAACGATTCGCCGATGAGTGCAGCGGTATCTATGCCACGTTGACATTGGAAGTACCTGAGGCTAGCGTATGCCCCGAATAAAGGAGGATTGAAGTATGGAAATGAAACAACCAAAATACCACTGGATAGCGTTCTGGATTTGCCTTGGGATATCCATCCTTTTATTGGTAGGTGGAGCAATTGTGCCGCCGCCGTTTGTTATAGATGCTTCAATTTTTAAGGCTGTAGGTTGGTTATTCGCATTCGCTGCCTTATCACAAGTCCCCGCTGTAATTGAGGCGGGAAAAACCGCAAGGATATCAAGGGGTAACACCTCCGTTGTGATTGGTGAAAACGCTGATGATGACGGTGACGACAGTCAAATTGAAGATGAAGAATAATCGTTGTATAATATAAGAAATATATTTCTTATATCTATACAATCTCACACCCGAATACATCATGTCCCGTTATTTCACACTTCAGGAGTTGATTCACTCCGATACTGCCGTTTCAAAGAAAATCGATAACGCACCCTCTTGGGAGGTGGTGGATAACCTGCGGCGCCTGGCGGATTTCCTTGATGAGATACGCGAGGAGTGGGGCAGCGGAATTATCATACGTAGCGGCTTCAGATGTAAGAAATTGAACAAGGCGGTGGGTGGCGTTGATACCAGTGCCCACCTCGTAGGATTCGCTGTCGACATGGTTCCCGCCAACGGCAAGATGAAGGAGTTTGAGACGTTCCTCAAGGGCTGGCTCAAGGATAAGGAGTTCGATGAGTGTCTATATGAGTCCAAGAACGGAAGTAAATGGGTGCATTTCGCCCTGTTTAGCGTCAAGGGCCTGCAACGCCGTAAAATGTTCGGTATTGAGGTGCGCTGAGCCGCCGGACTTTATCCAATTCGGGCAAAAACGTCAGAAATGCCCCTAAAATCGATTATCTGCCCTTAGGACGATAACTTCTACCACCTTGATACCAAAGTCCCAAATTTCGGGGTTTTTGAGCCCATTACGGGCAAATACCGGATTGATTACGGATTGGAAGGAGAGAACCAAGGCACTATCGGGGTTTTGAACCTCATTGAAAGTTCCAAGCATCTGAATCAAGTCCAACCGCGCCTGTGGCTTGAAGGACAGCGGCAGCATTGGATTGGGAGGGATTGGCATTTGCCCCTTGAGGGTGTATTGGTATCCTGACCAATTGGGATACAATCCAAATTCCTATAGGACTACTCTTGAAGGTAAACAGCATTTGTATCTAAACCAACAAAAATAAAATAACAGCATTTGCGTCTTGCGTCGGCTGTGTCAAATCCGATTTGGGGTTTTTCGCCTCAAGGTACTTTACGGTTAATCCAAATTCCTCCTGGTCCTATCAAATCCTTTAATGTACTTTACGGTTTATGTACTTGTTTACGTACTTACAGACATACATACTAATTACCAATCCTTTTTTTCTTTTTTACAATTACCGTTATTCAATAGGTCTATATGTATTACTTCCGCGTACGCGTATGTGCCTACGCGCGTTGATATATTACTTGATATGTAATATCAAATAATATATCCGATTTTTAGAATAATTCCAAATTACGACTAGGCTCCCGAAGATGCGGGTTCAGGCTCATCAGTTTCGTTGTAGATATTAAGAATCCGTTGAGTGCTCAAGTGGTTCGATGTAAGTTGGACATATGCCAGCACCTGGAATAACTTTGTGAGTGCTACCTTATCAAGCCAGTGCTCGGTTTCAGCCACAGAGACGTTGTCAGGTATGGGAAAGAACTTGTCACACACCGTATCCCAATACTTGCCAATGAAACTCATAGCATCAATCGTTGCTATGTCAGGGAGCGAGCGCAGGTAGCCTTCAAGTTCATTTACGTCCGTTACAATCTTGCGGTTCTTGTAACCCCACATATGCCACCTGTCCACAGCCTCTGCTAGGCGCGTACCAAAAGTTCTGACGGGTTTCTTGTCGGCGGGCGGGGTGTAATAACGGTTCTCTTCCCTGTCAATCCCACTCTGGAGGACTTCGATTATTTCCTCAATGGCAGACATCAGCGCCTTCCTACTATTGCAATCCGGGCGCGTAGTGCAGAGAGCCAGGGTGTGGTTCAGATACGTTTTCAATTCCTGACAGTTCTCCCTGTTTGCGGGTTTGGATGAATACTCCTTGATAATCTTGTTTGCTTGCTCCTGATATACAACCAACTGATAGTCGGTAGAGGCTTGTTCAAGATAGATAGGGAGGATGTAAAACCCGAGCGGGTCGTTGTTCATGATTTTTAATGGTTCCATAATTAAACGGGGTTCGATTTATTTCTCAAAGGTTTCAACTTCACCAAGCACCTCGGTTAGTTTTTCTTGTAATTTAGCGTCAAGACCGCTGATATATTCGGTAAAGGTTACGTAAGTGGAAATAGAGGTGACACTCTGACCAAAGAGGGCAAGGGCTGTGATTAGTTTGTTGAATTCAGACTCCGTAAGCCCACCGTATTCGGGGCAGAGTTTAAGGGATGCGACTTCCTCCTGTAGATTAAAAAGGACATCGAGAGGCAGATACGCCCGTTTGAGTTTTGATTGTTCCATAAAAATTTTAATATTAAAATTAAACAAAGTTTTCTATCGGGTGCAAATTTAGGGGTAAAAAATCGAAAACCCAAACATTTTTTCAAATTTCGTGCCAAAATATTTTTTTTATTATGAAAATCTTCGTATATTTGTATCGAAAAATGAGAGGGCCCAAGGGTAATGTTTAACAAAATACTGGTTGTAGTCCCCTTGGGTTAAGAAAATAACAACTGAACTGGTACCTTCCACAATAACCAGTAAAAGTATAAGATATTAGGCTCCGGACGGAGGGGAAGTGGAAGGCCCCAAAGTCTGGGGCTGTAATTTTTAAAACATGTTAACGCAAGGCAAAAGTCTGGGGGTATCCCCTATCAAGTGTGAGGCAAAGGAAGGCACCGACAAACTCAAGGACCTTCACTACCGAATCAACGACCTACTCTACCGTAATTGCGGCAGGTATTTGTTCAAACCCCAAGCGGAGGAATTGTTTCAAAACCTTTGTGCCCTGGGCAAAGAACTATCAGCCCTGGAAGTCCCGGACCGGGCGCGTCCGAAGAAGGATGAACTACTCTCAAAATTGAGAATCATTTGCAACTCCCTTGCCACCTACCGCCATCAAGAGCAAACTTCCGAAGACATCCCGCTCATGCAGAAAACTGTGAACTGGTGGCTCCATCAATACATCGCGGCTAAGGCAAGCATGGATACAAACAAGGCTCTTGAACTCCTTGCCGAATCAAAGACTCTCCACGACTGTGTTTTCAAATGGGAAGAGAGCCTAAAACTGGCGAACCTCGTGAAAGCCAACCACGAACTCGCCGCATTCATAACGAACCAATACCAGATTTAATATGACGAATGCCGAATATTATGAGAAGTACGGACCCGAGGAAGGGCAGCGCCGCATCGACGCAAAAAACGCCTATCAGAGGGCATGGCTTAAGGCACACCCGGAATATGTCCGTAACTACCAGAATGCAAACCGAAAGCATATCAATGCCTACATCAACAAAAGATACCATGAAGTGAATAAAGAGGCACATCTTGAAACGATGAAGAAATTCCACGAGACACCCGAGGGCCGTGCGAGTAACCTTCTCGCCTCCTACCGCCAGGCGGACCAGCAAAACGGGTTCGATATGCCGATGCTCACAAGGAAGGATATTCTCGTGAAAGCGCTGGCTGAAAACTGCCGATGCGTGTACTGCGGCACCACTGAAAACCTGGGATTGGATAGGCTCTCCAGGAACCGTGGGCACGATGTATTCAACACGCTCCCGTGCTGCCGCTCCTGCAACATTAAAAAAAATCGGAAACCCCTTGAGGAGTGGCTCGTATTACGGGGAATGACAATTCAGGGCTGGCTCGATATGAACGGGGCCCAATTGTCTGACGGACTGACAATAAGCATAATATAATTAACATGACTCTTGAAGAAGCAATAATACACCGCGAGGCGCAGGCGAAAGTACGGACATTGAAGACAGGGACGGCATTTACAATTGCGGTGGACACATTCATCGACGAGAATGAAATCGAGTTGTGCGAGAACGAATCCCTGCCGACGGTTATAAACCCGAGGAACCCTGTACGGTGCAGTATCGCCTATAAGGACGGGATATGGTACTGCGAGGCAGATTACATCCTCCAGGAAAACCCCGAGGAGTATCTGAAGATGAGGAGGGCATACAGTGCCGAAATCATAGCCTTGCTTTGGGAATACCTTGGGTATGAACCGCGAATTGGCTCCGGAAATTACGAAGACGGGCATAAAAACGAGTAATATGAACTATCAAAAAGTAATTGAAACCCTGCTTGAGGCTTGTGAACAATCAAGGCGTTACAGGGCTGTTGTTGAAAAAATGGAGAATGCTGAGCCTACGGCATCAAGGCTTTTTACTATTGACGTTGAGGATGAGGGTGAAAAACATTTCATCCGTTTAATGCAAAAAGCGGGCGGTATACCGTATTTTGAATCCGAGTTTACGATAACCGATTCTGACGGTCAGGAGCGCGACTACGATTACATCTATCAGAGGGAAGTAAAAAGGCTCTGTGATGAAAACACCCCGGAAGAGTTGTATATCAGGCTTGCCATCGGGCTTGTTATGGGGTTCATTAAGTATATGGACACCAACCACCCATCTGCAAAAATAACAGTTAGGATGGTCGGTGAGAATGAAGTAAAATTGAACTGAAATGATACTTGAAGAAGCAATAGCACACTGCGAGGCGCAGGCAGTGAAGGAATCTGAATGTAATCCAGGGTGCGCCCTTGAACACCGCCAGTTGGCGAACTGGCTGAAAGAACTGAAGGCATACAGGGAGACGGTAAGCGTTGGCCCGATGCTGGGGATAAAATATGAGTAAAAATTTGAACGGGGCTCGTCACCCCGGCGGTAGGAAGATACCAAGGATTACACCTTGGTTATGGACCGCGAATTGGCTCCGGAAATTACGATGCTGCGGCAGGCGCGAAAGTACGGGCCTTGAAGACGGGTGGGTAAAGGAAACGGTAAACCCTCTCATCAAGGTGAAATCGAAAAACAGATAGTGTTATGGGTAAAACTAATGGCGAATTTCGCAGGGCGTTGAAATTGGGTTGGATAATCCATCAATATCCGCCAGTGGACAAAAACAAATCCTACCAAGACTGCACGGAGGACGAAAAGGTACGCATGAGTCTTGAAGTGGGCTTCAAACAGATGACAGGGACTACATATACGGACCAATGGTTTGAGTCCAACGAGAAGTATCTTTGAAACATACAAGGGTCGTATCCTTGTTGCTAATCTTGTTATCCTCTCTGGGTGTGATGCTCCGAGAGGTTTTTAATTTTCGACAGTTTTACCTTGAAAAACTCTTGGATTTGGAAAATTTTCATTATATTTGCATCGGGATTCGTCATCCTTGCGGTAGGAAGATACCAGGCATAAAGTGCCTTGGTTATGGACCGCGAATTGGCTTCGGAAATTACGATGCTGCGACAGGCGTGAAAGTACGAGGCCTTGAAGACGGGTATTTGCCGAAAGAAGACAAAAGTTATGACAATTGCAGACAAAGACATCCTGAAGGACTTGAGTGCGGGCGTCCTTAAAATTGAGGAACTTGAAAGGTTTCTACTCCGAACCTATACTGCACCCCAGTTGGCTCATGAGTTAGCCGATTATATCCTGGAAGAATACAAAAACAACGTGAAGCCGATTGTGATGACTCCCGCACAATTCAGCAAGTTTTTCAAAGTACAGGGATTCAGATTCCAGGACGGAGAGTTTATCCACGAGAATCGAGGCAATTATAGTAAGAAGTAATTCGATTACTTTTTTGAAGCCTGCCTTTTTGGAAACGCCTTTAGGAAGTGCTATTTTGTCAGGGGTTCGACTCCCCTATACTCCACAGAATACGCTAAAAGCACTCTCAAAAGGCATAAAACAAAGCCAAACGAGGGTGTTTTTCTTTTTTACTAGCATCTCTCTGTGACTGAAAAGGCAGGCTGAAACAATGGGCTACAACACCTATAATAATAAGTCATATGAGAACCACCTTTAATGTATGCTTTTACGCACGTAAATCTAAGGTTAACAAACAGGGCCTTAGTCCAGTAGAATGTTCGGTTGTTATGAATGGTGAACGAGTGCTATTCAATCTACCGATGAAATGCAGTCCCACAGACTTTGCAAAGAAACGCAAACCGAAGGAGTTGGAGGAGTATATCTCAATCACCAGAACCAAGATATATGAAGTGGTAAATCAGATGATGCTTGCAGGTATTCCGGTTACGGCTGAGACTATACGTAAATACATGAGGACGGGAGGCGTTCAGCCCTATACGGTCAAGGACCTCTTTGATGAGTATATGACAATCCTCTCAAAGCGTGTTGGTATTGATATGAGTTTACCTGTATATAAAAGGTATGCTAATATCAAGGATAAGTTCCTTGCTGAGGTAAACCCCTCTGATGAAGTAACGGTTATCACTCATGGGGTAATCAAGGCATTCGTGACAAAACTATACCGCGATTACGATGACAGTACCGCCGTGGGGATGGCAACACGCCTGAAAGCCTTTATTAAATATGGTATAAGCACGGGAAAAATAAAAAATGACCCTTGGTATGGTATCAAACTGACAAAGGGTTGGAAACCCATAGAAATGCTATCGGACGCCGACTTTGAATCTATACGTAACAAACGGATTGATATTGAGAGACTGAGTCGTGTAAGGGATATGTTTGTCTTTGCATGTGGAAGTGGACTGGCATGGATAGATATGAAGGAGTTGAAACCTGAGGACTTCCAAACCATCAACGGGAGACTGTGTATAGTCAAAGCGCGGCATAAAACCAACAATACATTTGTCTCGGTACTATTACCCTGGGCAGTAGAGATTGCAGAGAAATACAATTACAATATTGGCGGGAACGTTATCTCAAACCAGAAGATGAATAGTTACTGTACCGAAATTCAGGATATCTGCGGGGTAACCAGTGTTAAGAGTCTCCATACCCACCTTGGGCGCCACTTTTATGCCAATAAACTCCTTAATATGGGAGTACGTCCGGAAACCGTCGCAAAGGCATGCGGGCACTCTAATTATAAGGTACTCTTGAAACACTATGCAGAAATCCAGGAAACTACAACCGTTCAGGAAATCAGCAAGGTGATATAAGTTTACAAAATCCATAAAAAATATATTTTTGCATAGCAAATCATTGCGTAGCGAAAATGATTCGCAATACAAAAATATGTAACTACAGCCCTGGTTTAACAACCGGGGTTTTTTCTTGCTCCTTTACTTTTTCACGTTTCTCAAGATAATTATATATGAGATATATGATTAAAAATGCTAAAGGAACCCACAGATAAAAACAGAGAGATAGTTAAAGAGATAGGGGAAAACAACCTGCTATGGAAGGTTATCATGAAAATAACCGACAATGGTAAGACGGCAAAAGACCCAGGTAGTCTGATGGATTTACACCAGGACCTGATTCTTTCGTTGTTACTTGATGATAAACTTGCCACCGTATATGATGAGGGGCATTTGAATTATTACCTGACGCGCTGTGTTATGAATAACATCATCAGCAGTTCATCAAGATATTACCGTACGTATATAATGTCGGGTGTCAGAGACGTCTCCCTTAACGAGGCAATTACCAGAGATGAAGGAACAGATTAATATTACTCCCGCATACTTGAAACAGGTCTTGGCTGAATATGAGTATGACGACGATATAATGTGTGATGAGGATGAGAGGGTACACAAAATCAAAAAAGCCTTAACCAAATTACAAGACCCTGACCGGATATTGTTTTGTCTATATCTCGACCAGGGGGCAAGCCGTAAGGTAGGCAAAATACTTGGGGTTAGCCATTCAACAATCCTCAAGGAAATCAATCGAATAAAAGATGAAATAAGATATATAATTCTGTGTGGAGATGAATAACTTCATAATACTACTCCTTATCACAATAGCAACTGTTATAGTGATAGATTTGACAGATTTCGTAGATAGTGTCAAACACGGTATCTGGAAATGGGTATGGAAGGAAAAAAGAGAGTATAGGGATTTCAGCCTTAAACCATTCGACTGTAGTCTCTGTGCCTCCTGGTGGATTGGTTTACTATATCTCATTATATCCGGTACCATAACACTCCCCCTGGTGGTATACCAGTTATTCCTGAGTTATCTCACCCCAATTATTAAGGATATCATACAGATGATAAAGGATATATGCGTCAGGATACTGGATATGATATACTCCTACCTGAGCCTATAATCCTGAATAAACTACCCCGTCCTCAAGGCCCCGTACTTTCGCGCCTGCCGCAGCATCGTAATTTCCGAAAACCAATTCGCAGTCCATACCCGGAGCAATGGTGCCCGGTATCTTCCTACCGCTTGGATGACGAATCCTAATGCAAAGGTAACACATTCAGACTGGAATTCCAAATAAAACCCAAATAACGTAAATAATACTTACTAAAAATATATAATATGAAATTATTTAATGAACAGCAGATGGAATTGCTTAAACCCCATGAGGAACAACTATTCCGCGCACTACATCAGAAATATTATCGCAGTACCAATACAAAGACACTTGATGCACTCAAGGCTATCTATGATTCAGTAGCAGATACCCCATATAACGCTAACTGGAGTTGCGGTCACTGTGTCCTGTCATTCCTCGCCGCCCTGGGTAAAATCTACTTCGAATCAAAAGCGGCACTTGAAAACCAAGCCCAATCCATTACCTCCGCAGTGACTGCAATGACAGAAGCCGTAAGTAATGCCACGAAATCTGTCAAGAGCCTGAATAAAGCCACACCCAGAAAGGCTTCAAATAACAAGAAGAAAACAACTAAGAAATAATGCCAAGTAAAAGTCCGGCGGTAAAAAAAATAAAAAAACCACAACCCCAACAGGAAACACTCCCAGGAAGTGACGTTGCTGGGCAGGTAATCATTACCCCTCCTGTATTCGTTGGCGGTATGACACAACAAGGCGCGATTAATTATATTGGTGAGAAAATCCGCATGCACCGGGAAATGAATCGCAAGGTGGGCTGGACCGAAGATGACATTTATATCAGGCATCAACTTATTATATACTGGTTATCCACAGGTAGACCCACAATGGACGTAATGAGGGATATGCGTAATCTATGGGGCATTGCCCAATCAACCGCAGGTATGTACCTCAAGGAAGCACTTGAGTATCTCACCGAATCCTCAGACTTATACAGGGATAAAGCCAGGGAGATACAACTGGCAAGACTTGAGAGATACGCGGAAGAATGCAGAGTGTGCGGCAAATACTTAGAGGCATCAAAATTTACGGACCAGATAGCCAAACTTACCGGGACATACCAGGATAATAAAAAGATAGAGGTTAAAGGGGAAGGCCCTATAATGATTAGTTTTGGCGAATAAAGGTGTTAATATAATACTACCTAAACTCTACCCCTGGCAAAAGGTGGTGGTGGATACCATTTGCAATAAGCCGGGCAGTGGAATCAAAGTCGTCGTAAAAGCCCCTCGACAGCGCGGTAAATCCTTCGTTTCACAAGGGGTGTTATGTCACTATGCCTGCACATACCCCAATACGGTAAGCGCTATCGTAGAACCTACAAATGCACAGGCAAGAAAAATATTCAGAAGCATAAAAAATGGGTTGTGGGAAACAGGTGTCATCAGTAAAGCCAATGAAACATTCCTTGAAATTGAATTCATAAACAAATCGAGGATAATGTTCAAAAGCGCGGAGAGTGGAGACAACCTCCGTGGTTATACAGTCAGCGGTGTACTGGTGCTTGATGAAGCAGCATTCGTATCTCAGGAAATACTTGAACTCGTACTCCCCTGGCTGAATGTGCATAACGCACCGATGCTCATAGTGTCTACACCGAAAATAAGGGACGGTGTATTCTACAATTACTGGAAAGAAGGCGTTGAAGGGAATGGCAATGTAGTGTCCATAGATTGGACGGAATTCGATACAAGCGCACTTATCAGCCCGGAGATGGTTGAGCAATACAGGCGCACATTGACAGCGAATCAGTTCAGGAGTGAGATACTTGGCGAGTGGCTGGACGATGAAGGCTTGGTATTCAGTTACTTACGAGAAAACACCATCCCTGACACCCCTGGAAAATATTCCAAAGTATATCTCGGCATTGACTTTGGTGCCGGTGATAATAATGACTATACCAGCATCAGCGCCTTCAATGAACACGGTGAAATGGTTTTCCTGGACTATTGGAATAACCTGTCAACACTCCAACAGATTGAGCGTATTACTAATGATATTATGCCTTTTGGCTCCTCAATAGCAAGCATAAATGCTGAAAACAATAGCATTGGTAAACCTCTCATAGACCTCATCATAAAGGCCCTGAATGATAATCAACAGCAAATAATTGCCAGCAAAATAAACCGCTGGGTAACCACGAATACCAGCAAGGGTGAATTGGTGAACGATTTCCAGATAGCACTGGAGCAAGGTAAAACAAAAATCTTTGACAACAAGATGCTCCTGACACAGTTCAGTGCGTACGAGGCAGAGTACAACCCCAAGACGCAGACAGTAACCTACAATGGAGCCTACGGTACCCATGACGATATTGTGATGAGTACAATGCTTGCCTGGAACGCTTACAAGAATAATACATCAACTGGTACATATTCAATTGGGTTTAGTCGAAGATAAGTCTACAACAAACCCGAACTTAGATTGAATATCAATAATTTAAGAAAAATAGGCTACAAGATGATAACAAGTTATAAAGAACTCTCAATAAAGAAGTATCAGGAGATACGTGAAATCCTTGCGGAGGATGGTGGCGAACTCACCGTTCAAGCCAGGATAATTGCGTGTTTAAACGATTGGGATGAAGATACGGTACTAAACCTCAGTCTCACCAAATACAATGAACTCGCCCAAGGTACAGCGTTCTTAATGGAGAAGCCCAAACTGGATGGTAAAATACCCAATAAACTCAACATTAAAGGCCAGGAGTATATTATCACCACTGACGTAAGGAAACTCACCACAGGGCAGTATATAGACTATCAAACACTGTGTGCTCAAAAGGACCAGGAAAAATACTTGGCTAATATACTTGCGTGTTTTATCGTACCCAAGGGCTGCACCTATGGAACCGGATATGATGTTGATGAAATCACAGCCTGGATAAGTGAGAACCTCTCAATCCAGGATGCAATGAACATCTGCTTTTTTTTTCGAAAGAAATATCTGAACTCAATAAGGTATATGGCAACTTATTTGGGATTACAGATGAAGATATTGAAGAAGAGGGCGAAAACCGTGGAAGCGAGGGAGATGATGGAGAAACTGGACCAGCGCCTGAAGGCTTTGCAGAAAATTTTGCAAGACGCTGGGGATGGATTAGCATGGTAGACTCCGTTGCGACAACCACACACCTCAACTGGAATCAGGTTATGGAAATGTCGATTATTGAGTTTTTGAATATCAATTGCTATATCAGGGATAAAAATAACTATGAGAAACAACAGATGGAGAAATGGAAGCGGACACATTAATATCATTCAATCACACTATCGAGGCTTTACGGCAGTACGCCGACACACTACGTCAGCGCTATCAGAATAAACTTACGGAGGATGACCACGTAGCCAGTGGGAATCTATTAAGGTCCGTGGAGTATAGAGTTAACGCAGGTTCCAAATCAATTGAGATAAACCTCAACCTTGAGGACTACTGGAAGTATGTTGAATCCGGCACGAAGCCTCAATCGGCAATACTCCAATGGATAAAGGTAAAGCCCGTAATCCCCTCTCGCACGTATAATGGCAAACTACCCACACAGGAGCAACTGGCTTTTTTGATTGCCCGAAAAATAAGCGAAAAAGGCACGGAGGGTACAAATGACCTTGAGCAATCACGTGATGAACTTGACGGTACCCTGGATGAAATTCTCGAACAATCAATCACCCAGGATGTGAACGAATGCCTTGACAGAATCCTTGTTTTGGGCTGACGCCTAGCATCCCTCAAATTATACTTACGTTAAATTAATTTACTATGGCAAAATTACCTGTATGGAAAGATACATATTACAATGTACCGTCATCAGCGTCACCTTACACGTACTCAGTCAAACTCAAGACTGGCAGGGTGATTACTATTAACGGAGTAGCCACGGATGAAGTTATAACCGTATTCAACGGGAAGGCATGGGTGCGCCCTGGTGAGGAATATATCCGAATTAATGTAAACCACATTGCGCAGAATTACCTATACAGTGATTTACCTGACTTGAGGGAGTTGGCACAGACATCCATCACGTATGAACAAACCGGAGCCTACCGTGAATTCTACATCTGCAATGAGGACGGCACGACAGCCAACACATATAACTTCCTGTTGAATTACTCATATGAGGATTTAACGCTTGACAGGAACCTCGTTCTGAGTGAACATATCAATGGGCATGGGACCCCAAATATGATTTTCTTAGTGACAATATTCGATAATAGTAGCCAAAAGGTACGTACCACATTGAGTTTCAATGCAGGTTCGGGTTATGATAATACTCATTGCGGTGATGTGGCCCTATATTATTTGAATGTGCATGGGGGTTGGGATAGTTTCCTGATTGAGGGTAACGTAACCAAGACGGACAATTACACCAGGTTTGATACCACCAGGGCGTATGATAACACCAGCCTTAATTTCGGCAAGAAAACATACAACAACAGTATTTCAACAACATATGTTTTGAATACCTCCTGGCTGACAGATGAAGAGGCGGAGAAACTATCAAGGAACCTGTTTTCATCGAATATGGTTTACCTCCACGACTTGAAGGAAGACAAGTTCTATCCTGTATGTATCAAGGACACCTTAGCCACATACAAGACATATAAGAACCAGGGGCATCACAGAGTGTCTTACCAAATAAACGTCGAGACTTCTCAGACTAAAAACAATGTTATGTAATGGTTGATAAAGTTAAGTTATTCATTAATGGCAAGGAGGTTGATTTCACTATCGACCCCCAAATACTTTTTACCTACCAGGTGACGGACCTTACTAACCCGACAGCCGTTAAAAACAACTTCACGAAAACAGTGACGATTGAGGGGACGCCAAACAACAATGACATTTTCGGGCAATACTGGAATCTGGAAAGGACGCTTGTTAATGCCGGTGAAGGCGGCGCTTTTTTCAACAGTTCAAAGAAGGCGCCATTTCAGTTATACATTGGCAGTGACCTATACGAGGACGGGTATGTGAAACTTGACAACATCGTAACCAACAGTGGGAAGGTGGAATACCGCTGCACGCTCTATGGTGGACTGGGTGATTTCTTCTACAACCTTTCAGTAGGCAACAATGGTGACCAGATGAAACTCAGCGACCTTACGTATACCACGGGTGATTCCGCATCCGAGTTCGATTTCACGATTAACAAGGACACTGTAAAAACAGCATGGGATGTCCTTGCAGGTGATATAGATTCAAGTTCACCGGCATATGAGAAGTTCCAGCATATTAACTTTGTGCCAGCATACAACGGTATCCCCAAAGATTTTGACGCCAATAAGGTTCTTATTAATACCAGTGGTACTTCCCTTCCCTCCGGTACGACTTACGAAGGTACATCTTACAGAACAAAAGCCGGAGGCTGGACAATCGGCACCCTGCCCGAGAATATGACTGAATGGGAGGTTAGGGACTTGCGCTCTTACAACCAGAGGCCAGCAGTACGCATGAAATCCATTATCAATGCCTGTTGCAACCCCGAGAACAATGGCGGATATACCGTCAACCTCGACCCTGACTTCTTTTCAGATGACAATCCTTATTGGGAGAAAACTTGGCTTACTTTGGGGCAAATGCAAGACTTGGAATACTCCAATACACAGCAGACATTGACTGGAGCAACCCTGAATACTGATATTACCAGTGGTTCGACAAGTGGGTTGATGTATCAGGATATATCCTTTGATTTAGGTGAATTCCCTGAGGATTTAAGGAGCATTACCATGACCGCGAATATCCAGTATATGACCGGTACTAGAAATTCATCTTTCATCTGGTTCTGGAACTGGAATGGGGATGATTATCATAGTGGTTACCTATGTTTGGGCTCGCTATTCTGTCAGTTAATTGCAGTCAACGGTGAGACAGTTGTAGGTGCATCACAGGTATACAACCTCACAACTCCCGTAAGGCATAACGGGAACCTGTATTACGGTAATAACGGTCGTTATCCGGAAAGCAGTAATGGCAAAATGGAAAATGGCTCAAAGTATATTCCGTATCTAAACAAACCTATCTATGATGTGCTGGGCACTTTCAATTATTATGGTTTCAGAAAAGAGGGTGAGGACTCATCACATTTATTCACATTCAACATTGACAATATCGGTGGTACGGTTACCGGGTTAAAGATGGTATTCTATTTCGGCGCCACGGCAGATAAGGTAAATAAGTTCCAACTCACCTCTTTCTTTGATAAGACATATGAGGATTCATGGATAGGATATACGGTTGCAACAGAAACGGGCCAGCATGCCGGTGAATGTAATACCCTCATTCAAAGTCATTCGCTATATGCGGTGTTGGGTGAAAGTATGGGTAGAACTGGAACCAAGATTACGAAAAGCCTGCTACTTAACACAGAATCAAGTCCTTGTGATTACTTACTTTCTTACTGTAAGATGTTTGGGCTACACTTTACGAAAGAAATCGGGGAGAAAACCATCAATATCTTGACCAGAAAAACTTTTTACGACAGGGCGAACATCGTTGACCTTGAAGACCGTATTGACTACAGCAAGGAATTGAATGTTACTCCCCTGATGTTTTCCAGCAAGTGGTACAGTCTAAAACAGGAAATGGATGAGACTCAATATGCCAAGGCTTATCTTGCGGCAAAAGGTGTGGATTACGGTTCAAAGGTGCTGGATACCGGTTACGAGTTCAACTCCGAGAGAAAGGAATTACTGGAGAATAATGTCATTAAATCCGGCATCGAGGGCATGGAGAAATCCAAATGGTTCCTGATGTACGCCAACGATTATAATGCACGTCCCTGGATGTATATGGGGCTTACATATCAATTATGGAGCAACACCGGTGAGGAATACACTTTCACTCCAACCACCAGCAACTCCCTGACTACTTACCCTATCAACGAGGGTAACGGTTTGAAGTATTACGATATTTTGCCTAAACTACAGTTCCACGGTGATGACAACAACGCAACTGAAGGTAGCAACTGCCTGGTGTTTTTCAGTGGCATGAAACCATTAAACGAAGGGCGCGTGAATGCTATTGAATACATCCTTTCTGATGATACGGGATACCAGACTTCTCTCAATGAGGGAAAGCCTTGTTGGTTGTTCACAAAGCAAACCACGTTTGACGGGAAAACCATTTGTCTGCCTCTTACTTCAATGCCTGTGTTTGAGAGATACCTCACAGTGGGCGACAGTGGAAACATTATCAAATCCCTTGATTTCGGCAGCGCCCAGGAAGTGTATATTCCCGGTTATTCGTTAACCGACGATACGAACATATACAACTATTTCTGGCGTACATATATCAACGATTTGTTTGACGTCAATACCCGCCAACTCACCTGTTACGTCAAGATGGACGGGAAACCGGGTGTCGATTGGCTCAACAGGTTCTATTATTTCAGAAACGGCATTTGGAGGATTAACAAGATAATAGACTGGAACCCCACGTCATATAACACGACAAAAGTCGAGTTCATCAAGGTACAGGATGTCAGCAACTATACGAGCGTCTCGCAACATTACGACCCGTATATCTATATAAGCGCAAACACCCGTACACTAAACTCCTCCGGCGGTACTGTTGTCTTTACAGTAGATGTGGATGAGGAAGTAACATGGACGTTAACGGTGAGCGCTCCTGGCATGACGTCGAGGACTTTCACCCGAACCGGCTCCACTAACGTAAGTGTATTGGTAAATGCCAACCCTGATGAAAATAATATTCGAAGAGTTACTTATACTGTAAGAAGAACTGATAATGGATTCCAAAGGACTTTCTATATTATTCAATCATTTGTCAACGGCCCGGTTCAGTACGAAATCAATCCCCGGTACGTGGTAATGCCTCAGAGTGGTGGAACTGTGGACCTGAAATTCGAGTGGACATCCGGCATATCCGCAATTGACGATGAGAATGTGTTAACCTTTGGCTCACTCCCCGTTGATTGGAGCGTGGATTCAGCAAACAACAGTGCTCAACTCACGGTTACCGCCAACACAGGAAGCACCTGCTTATACAACGTAGTGACTTTCTCATCCACGGGCAACAGTTCGGTAATGAACTATATGATTGTGAACCAGGTTCCTTCAAGGTTCGTTTTCGACCAATCAGGTTCAACACAGCATGTAGGTTTTGAAACGCAAACAGACCCTGTGCCTATCTGGTTCGAAAATGTACCCGGCTGGATAACGGTTGTTGATAACGGTGAAGGGCAGTATGACTTTATTGCTTCAGAAAACACTTTGGATGCTCCGAAATCCGCTGAGATTACAGTATACTATGGTGATACGTCCGCAACATTTGCCGTCTATCAACCCGGTAATGCGATGTTGGTACCCTCTGCGGTAACAATAAGCGCCTTTGCCCAGGAAATATACATAGATGTCAATATCCCTTCCTGGCGCATCGCAAGTAGTCCGACATGGGTGATGGTCCCGGTCTCTGGTGAGGGTCCTGAAAATGTAAGGTTGAGGGTAAACCAGAACACGGGCCAGCAGCGCCACGGCGTCGTAATATTCGCACACGAAGGACAGGCGAGGACATCTTATTTGGACATTACACAAGAGGGGGCTTAATCCCCATAAAAAGCACGCCAAGTGCATTGTTTCGCTACCAGGACTTGGTGTTGAGGAGGATTTGCAGAGATGCACGTCCTCCTCTTTTTATTCTGGCACCTAAAGATTCCGAACTTCTACTTACTACAAACATATTCTTTTATGAAAGAAGAAGTAAGAATCATAAATATCAACACCGACGGTGCTGTGGAGTCAATCAAGGATTTACAGAGCCAGGTAGATGTTCTAAAGGCGAAACTCAAGGAACTGGAATCCGGCACCGCTGAATATGAGAGCACAGTTAATCAACTCGCTGCCGCTGAAGACAAACTCAAGACTGTCATGGGCTCCGATACTTTTGAGAAGCCGATTAATAGTGTTGCAGCGTTAAAAAAGCATATCAATGAACTGAAAGACAGTCTTGTGACTATGGATTCAACATCCAGCGAGTACCAAGCCGCCGTCAACGAGATTGTTGCATCCCAAACCAAACTAAATCAGATAATGTCCATTTCCGCAGGCGTTAATTCTGCTAGCACGGGTTCATATAATGTACTTGTTATTGAATTAAATAAACTTCGCACATCACTGGCGGAAACGTCCGATGAGGCTGAAAGGGCTAAAATCTCTGAACGCATAGGTGCAATTAGTGAGCAACTAAAATCCCTTGACGGCACCACATCAGTTAAGAGTTTAAAAGATGAAATCGTTTATTTGCGTGATGCTCTCCTCAATGCTGAGAAGGGCTCTGATACGTATAAACAAATACTTGACCAGTTAATCGTTGACCAAGAGAAACTCGCTGAGGTGATGGCGGCTGGTAAAACTCAAGTGTCGGCGGCAACCGGTTCATATAACGCACTTGTAAATCAAATGTCAGCCCTTAAAAAGGCTTGGCGTGAAACTAGTGATGAAGCAACGAGGGCGAACCTTGGGAAACAGATAAAGGACATTAACGACAAACTGAAAGGGTTTGATGAGAGCATCGGTGATTTCCGTCGTAATGTTGGTAATTATACTCAATCAATAACCGACGCCTTCGGGGCCATGGGCGGTGCCGCAAAAGGGATGATAGGCCCGATTAATGGGGTAAAAACAGCCTTTAACGCGCTTTCCTCGCATCCGGTGGTAGCAGTGCTCACCTCGCTCGCTGCGTTGCTTATAAACGGGCTTTCTAAAGGTTTTTCATCCTCTGAGGAAAACATGAATAAACTCAGGGTTGCCTTCTCTGGTTTCAAGGCAATTGGTGATGGGGTTTTGAAACTGTTTCAGGGGCTCGCCGGATGGGTTGGTAAGGTTGCCGAGGCTGCAATGAATTTTGCTGACAAACTCGGATTGGTTGGTCCTAAAATGAAGGCCCGTCAGCAACTCACCAAACAACAAATTGAACTTGAGAAAAAAGAGCGCGATAGTTTAACCAAAACCGCTGACCTTGAAAGCGCATCTGCCGAACTCCGGGCGAAAGCTTCCGAAGAGGAGTCATACACCATACAGGAGCGCATTAAGTTCCTGCAAGATGCCCAGGCTAAAGATGAGGAACGTCTTGAACTTGAAAAGGAGATTCTTACTCAGAAGGCACTTCAACTTGAGGCTGAAATGGCGCTTACACAAAGTTCAAGTGAGGAATACCGCAAACTTAACGAACTCAAGGCGCAAATTACCAAAGTTGACGCCCAGATTAGTGCCTCACGACGCCAGGCAAATAAGGAGATTGTTGCGCTACGTAGACGAGGACTCCAGGAGCAAACCCAGGCAAACCAACAACGTCTTACACTTGAGAAGGAACTTATACAGCAGGAATACGACCTGGCTGAAGAAGGTTCTGATGAACAACTGCGCCTTGCGAAGGAACTCCGTAGGAAGGAACTCGAGATTGAGCAAGAGGGTTTCAGGACAAAAATCAAAAATCGCAAGGATTATGAACAAGCAATTAAGTTGTCAATTGCAGCATACAATAATGATATTGGGAAACTTGAGGCACAAGCAATTAACAATTTAGTTACAAGGGAAAGGGAGTTATCTCAGAGGCGGTTAAACACATTGCGCGAAGGGTCTGTTGAGTATTATGAGGACCTTAAAAAGACAGAAACCCAAATCCATACATTGTATAAAGCAATTGTGGATGCGGAGGGCGACTTGGGTAAAGTTCGTGAACAGGGCTTTCTGGAAGGTTTCAGTGAGGAGTTTACAAATAAACTTGAGGGCAGAACCTTGGAGGAGTTTAAAACACTCGAATCAGAATCTCTCAAGGCTCTCAAGAATATCTCTGATAACCTTACGCGTGCAGAGGATACAGCAGCAGCGGTTTTTAACCAGACTGTATTGAATGCCACTCGCCCGTTATCCTCGTACTATGAAAAACAATTGAATCAACTATATGATACGTACCTCGATATGATTCAATTGTTCAATGAGTCCGACGAAGAGTTTGAACTACGAAAACAAGAAACCTGGAATAAAATCATTGACACCCAGTCACACTATTATAAAGCCGTGATGGATGAATATGATTTAATGTATGAGATTGCATCACGACCCGTACCAGCGGAGTCACCATTGCTTCAATATTTCAATCAACTGGACCCGCTTAAGGTTTTAATAGATAAGACTCGGCAGGATAAAGACCAGTATGAACGTATTGTAGATGATATTAACCAATTTATAATTAGTCAGGGTAAATATATTTCCACGTTGATGCCCGAAATCTGGAAACGGGTGTTTGACAGCCAGGGTTTCGGTTTTACACCTGAAAACATTAAGGCTTTATTCCAAAACAACACGACTGCACTAATAGAGAATACTGAGAAATTCAAACAGGTGTTTGAGACGGAGATGTCAAATGCTCTTGGTAAGGGTTTCTCTGAATCCGAGGCTTATCAGTCCGCCATGGATGCGACCAGAAATGCTATAACGAGTTTCCAGGATTCAATAAAAGAAGTCCTCATTCAAAACGGGATAATTCCTGAAGAACTAGTAAATGAATTCCTGGCCAGACTTCAAGCCATGGTTGATGGTGAGAAGGAAATCGTTAGACAGAGTGTAAGCACCTGGTCGGAAAGGGCACAGGCAATTGCCGGATTAAGCGGTGGTATTGCTGATGCTTATGAGGCGGAACTAAAATTCCAGGTTGAGAAGAAACAAAAGAGTGAGGATGTCGCCAAGGATGAGTTCGAGGATGTCAAGAAGTTGAGGATTGCTGAGGTTATTGTTAACACCCTCGCCGGTGCGACAGCCACTTTTATGGGATGGCAGGATAAAGGTCAACCCTGGGGTGCAATTATAGGCGCAGCACAATTTGCAGCCACGCTCGCTTCCGGTTGGGCACAAATACGTCAGATTGAAATGACGAAATTTGGAAGTAGCGGTTCGGGTAGTGCAAGTGCAGCAAGCGTTCCAATGGCCACCGTCACACCTACAATGGTGGATTATCAACCACAGATGACAGGCACCGTCACCGGGCAGCAGGAGGCTGAGGATTTGGCTAACGCAATTACCTCGAAACCCATCAGGGCGTATGTCGTGGAATCAGATATTTCTGACGCACAGCAGTTAGCAAATCAAAGGTCAGAGGAATCTACGTTCTGAGATTAAGGTGGTTTTATACCACCTTTTTTTGTTACCCCTCACCAAAAACATCTTAATCCATACTTACTTAAAACCTGAAAAAATGATAGCACAGCATTGTGGACTTCCAATATACAAGGCTACTGTTGGTGATAGTGATGACACCGGTATGGTTGTTTGCTCTCTAGTAGATGAACCTGCCATCGAGGTAAACTTCGTAGCCTTTGATAAACAACTCCCTCTCAAATTCAAAATTGAGGATGAGGAGAAACGCATGGTGTTGGGCCCAGTGATGATTCCGGATATGTTAATATATCGCAGGGATGCAGACAATACGGAATACTATATCACCTACCCCGCTGAAACCATTCATAAAATGGCAGAGAAGTTCTTCGCCACAATGAACGTAAATAACGTGGATACGGACCATAACTTTGAACTTGTTGACGGAGTGGTTATGACCCAGGCGTTTTACAAAGACACTGATAAAGGTATCAATCCAGCCGGATTTGAAGACCTTCCCAACGATACGCTGTTTTTCCAATACCATATATTGAATGATGATATCTGGGATGAAATCAAGGCCGGAACGTGGAAGGGTTTCTCTCTTGCGGGTACTTTCAATGTGGTCCCCGTTGAAATGAATAATCAAAAACAAAACAATACTAAAATGTCCAAACTAGAAAAACTAAGAAACGCTCTTCAGAGCATATTGGCGCAATTTGAGCGTATTTCAACCAATAAGGGCCTCGTCGAGTATGATGATGAACTTGAAGTTGGTGCTTCAGTTCACGGTGTTGATGAGGATGGCAATACTTTCAATCTTGAAGACGGGGAATATACGACTGATGACAAACAGATTCTCGTAGTCGAGGACGGTAAGATTGCTGAAATCCGCGAAGTGGAGGATACCGAGTCAGATACCACTGGTGACGATGTTGAGCCAGAGGATGAAATCAAAGTTGAAACTGAAAACAAATTCAGCCTCATTCACCGTATGGCTGTTAAGTTCGAGTCATTCCTTGAGAAAGAGGATAAAATCAGGGCGGCTCTTGCTGACAAAGGCATTGATGGCTGGCTTGTAGACGCTGGTGACGACTTCGTTGTTGTTGGCGTATGGAAGGAAAACGCTATGCAGGACACCTTCTGGAAATATGCAGTTTCCTGGGATGAGGAAGGTAACGCTATCATCGGTGAAGGTGAGGAAGTAAAATCCGCTTTCGTTCCTGTGGAGGAAGAGGTTCCTGCTGAGGAAAAACCTGTTGAGGAGAACAACACTGAGGTTGAAACCCTGAGGACTGAGAACACCGAACTCAAATCACAGGTTGCTGAACTCCAGGCAAGAGTTAAGGAACTTGAGGAGAAACCCGCTGCAAATCCCGCAAGCCAGGAGTTTGAAAATGTAAACAAAACTCCGGATTTCAAGGATAAAAGACTGAATAACTTGAGTCGAATCCTTAATGCATAAAATAAGGGAGGGTGTTAATCCTCCCTTTTTTATGATTTTCCTGCGGGAAAACCCACTGTTTTAATAGTGGGATGAAAGCAGGATTTTGAAATTTGAAATATTTTTGGTATATTTGCAATAGCCCTGAAAATCAAAGGGTTTTGAAGGTTGGCAACTCACCTTAAGTAGTAAATTAATACCTTAGAACCTAATAGGAGGTTGGAATGGTATGGTAACTCGCACTATGGACTTTCAATCATTTGTTGATTAGTGTTCGGATGCCCAAAACTACCGCAAGAATCCTAAAGACATATTTTGTAGGACAGAGAAGGACTCTCTCTGTGTGGAGTTAAGGTAAGTGGTTGCACTATGCCTCCTACAAGTACTCACAAGTACTATGCTCCCAAGACACATAAGAACCCCACTACTTTAGTGGTGGGAGTAGTCAGTTGAAACGAAAATAGGCCCGCACGTCTGCGAACCTACCTCTGGCCTGTTATCAAATCCTTGGTTCCGTGTGGCACGACAGGCCCTGAAACACTACGGAGGATTCCGGAGTGACAAATATAGCGCGTTAAATTGAGTTTTACAAGACGATAGTAAAAAAATTTCCAACCTACCCAACCTGCCTACTTACAAGAAAATTGAAATAATAAAAATTAAAAATATCTAAAAAACTATGGCAGGTTTTAATGTCTCAGGACTTACCACATATGTGGAAACTAACAAAGACGTCCTTATTAAAAATCTTGTTCTCGGACTTGCAAAGGGTGATACCATCCGTAACCTCCGCAAACAGCTTGGTGTCAAGACCAAAGAAAGACTTAACTATCTCGATGTAGACCCTGCAATCCAGGACGGTAGCGCATGTGGTTTCAACGCCTCTGGCAGCACTGTTTTCACCGAGCGTGAAATCGTGACTGCACAGATGAAGAGTCAGGACCAGTATTGTGATAAAGACCTTCTTGGTAAGTTCGCTGAGTATCAGGTAAAGATTGCGGCTAACAAAGACGCCGCTGACATGCCTTTCGAGGGTGAAATTATCAATGAAGTTGTTGAGGGTATCAACGAGAAGTTGGAGAAACTCGTATGGCAGGGTGCTACCTCTGGCAACAGCGGTACAGACCTCATAGACGGCTTCCTCACCCAAGCTCTTAACAACGATAGTGCTTCCACTATCACTGTGACTGGTTCTTCTGCAACCACTATCTACAATCGTGTGAAAGCCGTTATCGAGGCTATCCCTGAGGAAATCCTTGACAAGGCTGTTGTGTTCATCAGCCCGGCTAACTACCGCAAACTTGGATTCGAACTCGTTGAGAACTTCAAGTACAACGCTGACCTCTTCAACGGTAAAATCGAAGACAGAGACGTGTTCTTCCCTGGCACTGAGGTCCGTATCCACAAGACCCTTGGTCTTAAGGGCTCAGACAAAATCTACGCTTCCGCATGGGAGAATATGGTTTACGGTGCCGACCTTGAGAACGACCAGGAAAAAGTTCGCTTCTGGTATGATGACAACTCTGAGTTGTTCAAATACAGCATCCATTGGAATTCTGGTGTGAAGACCCTCTACCCTGACATGGTTGTAGTTGGAGACTTCTCAGCCTAATCCAACCCCCTAGGGTGTAAGAATCCGCTTGCACCCTTTTTTAAAAAGAATAATCAAACAAAACGATATAATACAATGGCTTGTTCAATTACTTTGGCTGGTTTAACCTATGACTGCGAGCGCTCTAAGGGTGGTATCAAGAAAGTGCTTATTGCTCAGTATGACGCTACTAAAGCCGCTGCTATTAAGGCCGCTGCTTCCGGAGAAACCCCTACCGTTCCTTCAGGTTTGACTTTCTATGCCTATGATTTCCGTAGGAATACCGGCTCAATGACTTCAACGCTCAATGTTGACGAGGCAAACGGCACAAACTACGTATCCACTGACCTTGTGCTTCAGTTCGGTCGCATGGATGCCAAGAAACGTACTGAAATCAGTGCTTTGTCCATAGGTGAACTCATGATATTCGTCGAAGACGCAAATGGCCAGAAATGGTTCCTTGGTGCTGACGCTCCTGTTACCGCAAGTGCAGGTACCGGTCAGACTGGTCAGGCAATGACTGATGGTAACTTCTACAATATCACGCTTACCGCACAGGACGACGATTACCCCATCTCATGGGGAGGCGAACTTCCTGAAGCTGCCAACAACGCTTAATCGACGTCGAATCAAATCAAGCGAGGACTTTCGGGTCTTCGCTTTTTTTTGTTACCAAAGTAACGCGGCAATCTACTTACTTCAAAATAATTCCCTTTTGTGAGGGGGCAAAAACAAAAGACAATTATGACTATTAAACTTTCAGGGGAAACCCCTGTGCAGATTCTAGCACATTCTTTCGTCGTCAGTCAGTCTGCATCTGGCTACACTCTCAATTACAGTGGTGATGGTTTGGCTTGGACCGCCTACTCAGAAGCAACACCCGCAAATGAAGACCTTATCGTCAATGGAGTTGCATGGGGCACCTACATCAAACTTGTTGGAAACACAAGCGAAGTCGTAATAAACTATTAATCTTCAACAACTATGATTATTAATAACATTGGAATTAACTTCGCTGGCGGAGGTGGCGGAGGTAGTGAAGCACGCCTCGAGTCAAAAGATTTCACCTTAACCCAGAATGGTTCAACACCTATCAGGCCCACATCCGGGTATGATGGTATCAGCGGTGGTACCATCGAGGTTAACGTGGATACAACGCCAGCCTACAACTCAGGTTACACAGAGGGTTATGCATCTGGATATACTTCAGGCGAAACTGATGGTTATGCTACAGGATACGCCTCTGGTGAGACAGCAGGTATTGCAGAACAAAAAGCATTGCTTACTTCAACTACGATAACTGAGAATGGTACCGTTACGTCTGAAAACGGATTCAGTGCCGTTACCATCGACGTGCAGGGTGAGGAAAACCGATTCAATAAATTCATGACCGACACCCTTACTGCCGTAACACAAAACGATTTGAGTGGTGTGACATCAATACCACAATTTTGTTTTTATAATAAAACAAATTTAAAATCAGTCGATTTACCTTCAAGTGTCAAGACATTAGGCCAATATGCATTCCAGCATACTGATATTGAAACACTGGATGTATCAAACATAACAGGAATGGGAACGGGTACTTTTAGTAACTGTAAGAGCCTTACCGGTTTAACTGGCTTAGAAAATTGTTCCTTTGAAATACAACAGTCATTATTCGGAGACTGTACTAACTTAACAGATATACGAACAAGTATGTATACTAAGTCAGGGCAATATTATAATAATATACAATATGTGTTTAGACGCTGTAGTGGTTTACGGTCTGTTACTTGGCTAAGTAATCAAAACGAAGTCACAAGCAACGCTTCATACAGTAATGCGTACGAAGGATGTACTTCAATGGAATATATTGATTATACCCATAATTATCTTGTTCCTCCTTTGCGTTACGTGAACCCATTTACGGCTTTCACCGCTGATTATGAAATTAGGGTACCTCAAATCTTGTATGATGAATGGACTGCCTCTACGAACTGGAACAATTCAGCCATTGTTGGACATATCAAGGCATATCCAAATCCGAATTCATATTCAATGTATTATATTAAATACACTACTAACGACAATCAAATTATCACACCTTCTGTGGCCTATAATAGTAGAGAGTGGGACGCGGGTGTTATAACAAATGTATTTAATACGGCAACCAACACAGGTTCTCTAAGTTTTTATGGTAATTTCCATATACCAATGGGTGCATACCATAATAAAAATAAACTTACTGCGATAAAAATACCACGCGGTGTAACTATTGGGGGTGAAGATACATTTAATAATACGGGTGCATTTCAAGGTTGTGGACTAAGAGAAACATACTTAAACAATGTTACTATTAATAAGTCTGGCCACTTTGGAAGCTGTGGAGCAATAACTAGTGCGACATTAGTGAACTGTACATATAATATTACGGGCGAACTATATGACACTAATCAACTAAAACGTTTCACTCTAATTGGTGAATATCCAACCCAAAGTATAACACTTAATACAAATGCGATAGAAGATATAACATATGATTGCCCTACGATGCCAAGTGATAATGTTTACTTTAACAATTCCCGCGTTTTAACCGCAGCGACGTTTGGCTCCACCGTAGAGAGCCTAGGTGATTGGTACCTATTCAGGAGTAATGCTTCTGTACGCAAGTTGGCATTTAATGGACAAAAGCCGTCTATTACAACTACCGGTTACCCTACTTTCGCTCAGGGCCTAGCCACAACTGGTAACATTTTCGTCCCCCGCGAGTATTTGGATGAATGGAGTGCGGATTGGTCACAGAAAGTCCCTAGACTTGCCAACTGGAATTGGTATCCTGCCACATTTGCTGATGCTGAGATTGACATTGCCGAAGCCGGTCCTCATAAAATTGGATACAACTTTGCCGAACTCTATGCATTGTATGATGTGTTGATTGATGGTGTATCAATCAAAGCCAGCCTGGGGGATGAGACATATAATTTCCCTTCCGCCGGAACGTATGTTATCACATACATATTCAACGACTCAACCATAACAACGGTTCCCGAGGGGACGGATATCAAGTCATTCAGGGCATCATATTCAATGACTAGCGTTAATAATTACGCACTCAGTAATTGTACCGCCCTCACCGAGGTTTCACTCCCTGAGGTAACTCAAATCGGAACTTTCTCATTCGAGAGTGACGCACTTGCTGATATGTATGCTCCGAAACTGGTGAACATCGGCAAGAAAGCTCTGAGGTATAACAGTAACTTCAACCCCGTAACGTATTTTGACTTCTCACAGTTGGAAACAATCGGTGACAATGCATTTGCCTCTACGGGTGTGGATGAGGTTCATTTCGGGCCATGTCTCTCCTCAGTTAGTTACAACTTGTTCAACAGTTGCCCTAACTTAAAAGTGATTACGTTTGATGAGAATACCACAGGTTTAACTGAATTCCAATCCGTAGGTGATAACATTCCTCTTGAAACAATCACCTTCCCCGACTGCATCCAGACATATTGTCAAGCCAGTATGCAGTATGGATTATTCAAGAATTCGAGTGCTCTTTCCGCTGTCACCTTCGGTAGTGGTGCAACCACGTTCCAGGGTTTGGTATTCGGTGGCAGCATGCCAGCACTTACCTCAATCACCTGTAAGGCAACAACCGCCCCAAGTATTCTATCTGGTGCGTTTGCGGGAGTAACTGGAAATACAGGTACGCTATACGTTCCAACAGGTTCTGATTACTCGACGTGGCTTACCGAACTCGGTTCCAACTGGACAGTATCATACATTTCATAACAACAGCCCGGTGTGTAATTCCCGGACATCCTTTTGAGCGACTCTTTACCGGAGCCGCTCTTTTTTCTACTTACAAGAAATTCAGGTAACAATGAGACTTCATTTAATAAACAACTTGACTAAAAAGTCTTATGATTTCGAGGGTATCGAAGACAAATTGGAGTCCAGAATGTTTTATACCCTTGACATCACGCTTCCCGAAGATATGCCGGACGGTGAGTATTCCTACGTTTTATACGACGAAAATGACACCGCAAAAGCAACGGGGCTTATCCAGGTTGGTGATTATAAACCCGAGAAGCAAGTATATAAAAAATCAAATAACGATTACATCCAATATCAAGGCTAAATATGGAAGATAAAAAGATTCAAATGGCGTTTGCTGCCATTGAAAAGCGTGTGGTTGATACGATTCCAGTTCTCACACAGGAAAACAATTACGGAAAAGACTTCATCTATTACGGCGCTGACAACTTATACCCAGAATACCTTTTCGGGCTATTCAACGACGTAACTACACTCAAGACTATCATATCAGGCACCGCCGATTTCGTCGCTGGTGACGATGTCTTTGGGAACGTGCCCGGATTTGAGGTAACCGTCAACAGGCGCGGTGACACCTGGCGCGACTTTATTACATACCTGGCGACAGATTGGATGCTATACGGTGGTTGCACGTACGAGGTGATTCGCAATCTCAAGGGGGATATTTCAGAACTCTACTACATTGACTTTCGTTACATCCGTACCGATAAAAGAATGAGACTT